CAATGAGTCAGCAAGTTGCCGCTATTGGTCAAGTAACTGAAGCTGTTGGTCAAGCCGTAGGTCAGTTGTATGCCATGTTTCAACAGCAAACCACTCCTACAGATCAAGGCCCAACGTATAGCGAGAGCTTCCAGCAACAAGTAGACGTGGGAGATGACTACTGAGAAGCCGTACCGGATTCAAACTCCATCCGGTTATCGGAAGTATCTCTGTAGTGGGTTGTATATGCCGTCAGTGACTACGGTCCTTTCGGCTACCGAGACTGAAAAGTCGAAGGCCAGTTTGCGGATCTGGCAACAAAACAATCCAGGTGCATTAGAAGAAGCCTCAACACGAGGTTCTGCGATACACTTGGGTTGCGAGAATTACTTGCGTGGTCTTGACCCAGGAGTTCCTGATGAATACTCAGACTTCTGGAATGGAATAACACAATATCTCGATTGGTTCGATGTCCTTCACTGGAGCGAGCGTCCACTCCGTAAGGATTGGTACCACCTCCGCTCTGATGATAAGGAAGTTGCTTATGTATGGAGCACCGAGCATCTCTATGCCGGCTGCCCTGACTTGATTGGAGAAATCGGTGGCGTCAAAGTTATCGCTGACTTCAAGACGAGCAACGGTCCTTACTCTGCTGTCTTCCCTGAAAAGGGTGACCGCGTAGGATTTGGAGGATGGAGAAAATATACTAAATGTGCTCAGCAGATGGCGGCTTACCGCCTCGCATTAGCTGAACGTACAGGTTATAAGTGTGAAGTGGCTTTGATTATTGTGTCTACGCCAGAAACCACTCAAGGAATTTTTATTGATTCCGATCAGATGGACAGGCACGAAACAAAGTTCCTCCAACGATGTAAACAGTTTCACGATAAGGAGAGTGGAGAAGAAGATACTGAAGGTAGCAGTCAATAAGAACTGCAAAAACAAAACTGGTCCTGAGCTTGTAGCTCGGGGCTGGTCAAATGTGTTAGTGAACCTTGAGTGGTTGCTCGGCTGGGTCCAATCTGGATACGGCTGGTGTGCCACTCATTTCCGTCAAAAGCACCGCAAGGCAGACAACTCTGCTGGTAGCAACCTCATTGTGCTCGACTTTGATGGCGACACAACGCTTGATGCTTTCTGGGCTACTACAACAGCTAAAGAGTGGTGTCTTGCCACCTATACCTCTGCTAGTCACACCGATGAAGAGCACAGGTTCCGTGCTTTGTTTGTTCTTGAAAAAGACTTAGAGAGCACCGCTCAACACCGTGGCGCTTACTGGCTCATCGTCAATCGTCTGCTTGCTGATCTTGGTCTTGACCAGCTCAAAGACAACTGTGGTCAGAAGCCAGAACGTCTTTGGTATGGCAACACATCAATGCAAACGCATATCAATGCAGATGCTTATGTCCCTGCCTTCCTTCTGGAAGACATCGACTATGACGAGCCGACTGACTTTGAAGCTACAGATGTATCACCCACCGATATACAACGGTGCAAGTGGCTTCTGCAGGAGTTCCTAGAGCCTACTAGTGACGACGAGTACGAGTCCTACTACGTGCCCGTTATGGCTGCTTGTGCTGGCGTAGGTCACGTTCTCTTCGATGATTGGGTTGACTGGGTATTACGTGGTCATCACGGTCACAAAGAAGAAAACATTCGACCATTTAAGTGGAAAGGTCTCGGCAAATATGCAGGTCACACTAAGCTATATTCGCTAGCCAAAAAGCAAGATCCTAACTGGACACAGAAGCTACCAATCACATTGCGTTTTGGTGCTGCTGGAGGAGCTGTTGGTTACACAGAGACTGACCCACCAGTCAGCTTTGACGAAATCATATCTAGCAATAAAGGAGAGACTATGGAGTTTGAGCCAGAACCGCTACCTGATGCGAAGCAGGTAAAACGTAAAGGGCGACCTAAGAAAAGCAATGACGACGCGGCTAAGGAGCGTGAATCTGACGTAGACAAAGTTAAGATAATTCTGTCTGGTCTACGTAAGAACCGTCTGACCAATGCAATTGAGTACGACGACCCTAACGGAAAGGTTGTTCAACTAGAAGGTAATGACCTAGACATTATGACCACCAAGCTCAGCTGTGAGCACGGTGTGTTCATCCCTGAGCCCAGGGTCAAGACGGCTATCCAGTACGCAGCTGGTAAGAATAGTTTCTGTCCCATCACTAAGTACTTAGATAGCTGCGCTGCTCACTCCAAGGCGCACCCTGAGTGGGACCGTATTGGTGAAGTCTTCTTAGGTAACAAGCACCAGCTTGCCACCCTTGCAATGCAGCGGATGATGATTGGTGCTGTGGCTAGAGCCTACAAACCAGGTGCATCGATGTCCTGGCTACCCATCCTTGTGGGCGCACAGGGCGTTGGCAAATCGATGTTTGCCCGCAACCTAGTTCCTGAGGCACTGTTTTCTGAAATCACAACGCCCCTTGAGACGTTGATGAAAGAGCAGTATCGACTGCACGTAGCGTGGTTGCTAGAGCTGCCTGAGATTGACAACTACTTCAACGTAAGAAACATTGAAAACTTCAAGAATCTGATTACCAGTCGAGTTGATGAGGTTCGTTATCCCTACGCCTCGTTGCCCTCGAAGCTGCCTCGCCGCTTTGTAATGATCGGTACCACCAACCGCAACCAGTTCCTGGTTGATAGCACAGGCAATCGTCGCTTTGTGCCATTAGAAATTGGTGGTGGATTTCAGATTCCTTGGAAGCAACTTATCCAAGAACGTGATAGTCTTTGGGCAGCGGCGGTTCATGCTTACCGAAGCGGAGTTGGATATGAATTCAACAGTGGAGAGATTGCAGCTATATCTGAATACATCCAAGAGTTTGGTGATCCCGACCCTTGGCTTGACAAGATTGCTAGCTATGTCGCTATCCGTGAAGAAGTTACTGCTGCTGACGTTCTAACTCACGCATTAGAACTGGATCCTCGGAACCAGTCACGACGTGAAGGTAGACGTGTTGCTGATGTTCTCCAGTCTATGGGCTGGCGTCGACTAGTCACTAGTCGTAAGGACGCATCAGGTAAGTCAAAGTCCGTTCGTATCTGGCAGCGTCCTAAAGACGATCCCATTGACGAAACCCATATCCTCAACGATTTTTAACTCTCAAATTAAGTAATTAAGTATTAATATGAAGTCATCTGATATCCAGATTGGGCTGCGTGTGCGTGTTGCCCATAACCAAATGACCGCCTTGGTAGTTGGTGAACCTGAGTATTACACCCCGCGTGCAAAACTCGTTCGTATCAAATATGAAAACAGTACTCGATACGAATTTATGATTAACCATCAACTAGAAGCACTACCTGTTAATGAGCAGTACCCACTACTCGGCGGTTCTTATGTGAAACCCGAAGGTAATTTCTAATGGCTGAAGCTCAACCCTCTAAAAAACGTGGAGGTCACGCTTACGGAAGGCGTATCAAACAACTCTCTAATACAGCTGAGGAGGGTGAGCTCTGTCTATATACAGGTCACTCACTTGGTAGATTTTCTACCCACAGTATGAGATACGACAGCCATCAAGCTTGTGTTCGTTGCGTTGCTGGTGCTCGTGAAGGTCGTCTGTCTTTTGATATTTCTAAACTTCTAAAGAAAAATAGAATTAAAGCTCTTAAATTCTGGTCGCAAGTAGAAATTGGTGACCCTGATGAATGTTGGGAGTGGAGAGGTAATATCAACAAACGAACCAAGCAACCACAATTTGCTTGGAGACGTCATGGAATTAGTAGCTCTACGCAGCATCATCCCCAGCGTGTTGCTATGTGGTTTACTTGGGGTGATCTTGGATTTAGTGGTGTTAAAACTACTTGTGGCAATAAGTATTGCTGTAATCCATTTCACCTCATCCCGCAGAATGTTGGAGTATTTGTAGACCACGACAGCTATCTCGAAAGCTTTGAGCTTGCTTGTGAACTACATACGCTTCGTCAACAAGTGGCTGAGTATATGGTAGAGCAAGCAATCAAAGAACAAGAAAAGCTTGATGCTATGAACGAGTTGAATGGTCGTGAAGAACTACTGCTTGACCCTACCACTCAGTTTGATGAAAGGTTTGAAGCAGTTATGGTTGATATGTTGAATGGTCGTCACGCAAGTCAAATCAACTCATCAAGAATTGGTTTAAATCAACAACCAGAAGACCATGAAATTGATGACGAAGATCCCACATTAGACTATTAATTAACTTATCCTTATACAAGAGTCATTACATTATGTCTAGGCGAACTGATCTGCTTCAGCAGTTAATTAAGTCTGATAAGTGGGGTGAAGAAAAGACGCAGGAGCAGAAGTTTCTTTCTGCTACCGCTGAACTTATTCTCACTGACTTGATCAACATCGCTATGAATGGAGTCGAGCGTGACGGCGCTGGTTCTCTGATCATTAATTTGCAGAACGACTCAACCACTTATATGTCTGGTGATGCCATTGAATATGACATCGCACAGGCGGAACGGATGGAAGACGAGGAGATCCTTGAATTCCTGCGTGGCTTGATGAAAGAGATTGATGAAAATGACTGGTCAAAAAATGTACTAATTACCTTGATCAGTGATGCTGGAACAAGAACATTTGCAGTCGAAGCAGGAGGGAGCCAAGAAAGCTTCCGAACGGTCGCAGCAGAATTTACAGAATAAGCTTGCCGAAAAAGGTCTCAAGCTTCCCCTTTACCCAACGCCTCAGCTCATCGAAAGAGCACGGCAAGTAATGGGAAGCATTGACTTTGACCCAACCTCGGACCCTGTGCAACAAGTGCTCGTAGACGCTACGTCTGTACCTGCACTGGAAAGCAATCCTCTTAATGATCACTGGCACGGCAACGTATGGGTTGCTCCCAAGGGTGCTGTGCGCAACACTCGTGTCTGGTTAAATAAAACCATTAACGAATATCGCAACAATTACATCAACAGTTTCGTATTTTTTACCAGTGCTTCTGAAATTATTCGTGCCACTCCTGTTATTTGGGACTATCCTGTGTGCATTCCTTTCAGGAGAGTTAAACAACTTCGCGCTACAAGCAAAGGTTTTGAGTCCGTGTGTCCAAGTACGTGGAATGTTCTTATCTACGGACCACCCCTTGATGCTGCCATTAGCGACATCGATAAAGTCACTCTTTTCTATAACACCTTCCGTGATATCGGTCGTGTGATTTACAACGAATATGCTGGTGACAACTGGGCCAAAGACCTGGAGCACTACGAACAGCATCGAGGTGAAGTCTGATGAGTCGTCATATTGCACCGTCTTGTTTCTATGATCTGCCTTCAGGTACTCGTGTGCATCCGTGCCGTTTGATCCACAAAGACGGAACTCTTATGTGGAAACACGCACTCTTGCGCAACAATGAGCTGGTATACCTTCCTAAAGAGCACGCACACGAAGCTCATATTGTGAAAACTGCACAACGTATAGAAGAGCTGAACTCTTGGGTATCTCAAGATTTAGATCCCTGGGAGTTTCTGAAGCCTGTTATTTGGTATGCACCTGATGCTCCACACCTTTCTGAGGGTATATCCGTCTATCTCAAGCACACCTCACTGTCTACAGATCTTGTATTGAGCGCTCTTAAAGAGCACGTACAAGATCATGAGACGTTGAGTAAGGTTGAAGACTATATCTTCTTTCGCCGCTGCTAGTGCGCCCTAGCGGGCGCTTTACAGCTTGGTGATAAGACGATCCAGATACCAACGAGCTTTCTTAGCATCTTCAGATGGATTGTCTTTGAGCCACAAACGAAGCAGATACTTTAAAACTTGTGCCTGTAGCATCCCTGTTGTGGGATCAGGAGAATCTTTGATTGCATCTTCAATGACATCAATTGCTTCTACTCGACCACCTGTGTAATGACTAGGGCTGTTTACTCTGTCATCAGATGTAAACTCCAGTACATCATCCTGTGATGCAGAAGGAAACTTACTTATGTAATCATTTTCGCCAATAGGGTGCTCATCAAGTTCAAACGCTGACCTGTAATCTTGCATATATAAATCAAAGGATTCATATTCCTTCTTGAATTTGTCGTAATCCATGTATCGCAATCCTGTGATTCACTACCTAATATAAGAATAAATGTCTGATAATGCGATATGACATCTCCCAAAGGTGATCCCACCTATATAAAGAATAAGGATAAATATTTTATTGACGTTGCTAAGACTGTTGGTTCTGCATCTACACACCCCGTCTGTCCTGGCGGATGTGTTGTAGTGCGTGACCGTGAAATTCTTGGTGACGGTCGATCTCTTCTCACAGCAAGCAAGGTAGAGATTGACCCTGTTTGTTACGCCATTGCAGCTGCTTGTAAAAGAGGCACGCCAATGACAGGCGCTGTTGTCTATACAACACGTTACCCATTCTCTGCTTCTATTTTTCAAGCTCACATTATGGGCATACGAAAAATTGTTGTGCTTGCTCACGAGTGGGAACCCTATTACAAGGATGAATTCCGTAGGGCTGCACGCCTAGCACGCGAATTAAACATTGCTGTTGAACCTTACTTTGAAACTAAAGATCCCCGTTTCTCAGTCAACTCTTACGCAGAGCAAGGAGTTGATGAAGACCTCTACCCAGATTCAAACCCTCATGCAACAGACGAGTTTGATGCCAAAGATGCCAAGGAGATCCTCGATGAAAACTGAACTACTCTTTGACCTTGAAAGCACAGGACTGCTGCGTCAGGGGTCAACAATTCACTGCATAGTAATGCGGAATATGGCTAACGTAGAAGAGACAGAAGTCTTTGATTATGAGCCAGAACGTGCTGTAATCCAGGGCGTAAAGGCTCTTGAACGAGCTGATCTTCTTATCGGACACAATATCATTGGTTATGATATTCCATTACTTAAAGAGCAATATCCAGACTTTGAACCGGGAGGTGAAGTCCTGGATACTCTTGTACTTTCTCGTTTATATTATCCTCATATTATTGATAGAGACTTTGAACGACGCCCTCAGGGAATGCCTCAACGTATGTACGGCAGGCATAGTCTCGAAGCGTGGGGATACCGCCTAAAGTGTTTCAAGGGGGACTACGGAAAAGGTCCCGACGCTTGGGATACATATACACCTGAGATGCTTGATTACTGCATCCAAGATACTCAAGTCACTGTAAGACTATACGAACTATTGCAAAGGAGAATGAATGACTACGCCTAAGAAAAGTGATCCACTTACTCACGAAGAAGTAGCAGCTGCTGCTGACATATTCTTCCCGCTGTTCAATGAAGTGCACAGTCGGATGCCTGAAAGCGCAACGACTGAAGACACACTTAAGGTTATGGAAAGCGTTGCAAAGCTTGGTCATAAGACACGTGCAGACAAATTGCTTGATGAGAAATCAATTGCTTTTGGATTCAACAAAGACGACAACAATGATGCAGATTCCTGATTACGTCAAACTTGAAATGCGTATGGCAGAACTGATGTCTCAGCAAGAGGTGTCAGGTTTCCGCTTTGATATGGAAGCTGCTAACCGTGTGCGTAGCGAGCTTCAAACTGAATTTGATGAGCTCACTAAACGCATCACTTCTACGTACCTGTACGTCCCTGGCAAAGTGTTCACACCTAAACGGGCAGACAAGAAGAAAGGCTACGTTGCAGGGGCTCCTATGACCCGTCTGACGGACTTCAATCCAACGTCACGTCAGCACATTGCTTGGGCATTGCAGACCTTCCGTGGTGCTCGTTTTACAAAGGTTACCGACACAGGTAAACCAAAGGTTGACGAAGCAACTATCTCTGAGGTTCGTGACCTTGCACTGACCCAAGGCAATCAGCTACTGCACGACGAGTGCGAGATGTTTATCCGACTGCTGACGCTACAGAAGTGGCTGGGGCAACTATCAGAGGGAACCAACTCTTGGTTCAACTCTATTGAGGGTGATGGTTGCATCCACCACTCCTGCACACTGGCGACACAAACGGGCCGTAACGCCCACCGGGGTCCGAACCTCGGGCAGGTCGTCAGCGCACCATGGGCACGTGAGCTGTTTGTTCCTCATCCAGGAATGGTAATGGTTGGCTGTGATCTTGAAGGACTAGAGCTCCGAGCACTTGGGCATTACTTGAGCAAGTTCGATCAAGGTGCGTTCGCTGACGTCGTACTGAACGGTGATATCCACCAACAAAACGCCGACCGTGTGGGATGTACTCGGCGGGAGGTGAAAACTTTGACGTACGCATTTATCTATGGTGCCGGCGACCAAAAACTCGGCCATAGCTTGCGTCCCGAGCTGTCAGACAGTCAGAAGAAGCAGTTAGGTGGTGAGCTACGCCGCAAGTTCCTTGACGCAATTCCTGGTCTTGAGCCGTTGATTGATGCGGTCAAGCAGCGTGTACGCACGAACAATCGACTGCGTGGTCTTGATGGTCGTCCTATCTTTTGTCGCGCAGAGCACGCCTCGCTGAACTACCTCCTTCAGTCGTGTGGCGCAATTTTGAGTAAGAGGTGGTGTGTGATTGGTCAAGATATGCTCGACGAAGCAGGCTTGACATACGACAGGGACTACACCCGTTGTGC